TGACTGCTCAACCAAAGAGTTGATAGCTATACCGGACGAGGCACTTGAATTCTGACCCAAGAATGAAGAATAAATGCCCGCCACTTCCTGTATCATTTTTTGATCGTCGCGCATCATGTCGTATTGTTGAGCGGCAATACTTTGCTCTCTCTCAATCCTAAAGCCATTAGCGTTTTTTCGATTAGCGTTTAAGTGGTACATACTGTCTGCACGATACGCTTGATCCATAGCTTGATTCGGGCTCATTCCCTTTAACGCATCCTCATCAACGAACATATTAAACGAATTAAGCTGGCTTGTTAGTTTTGACCGACGATTATTAACCTCTTCTTGCGGTGACAGCATTCCGCGAATCAAGCCATACGGTATGCCGGTCAAGTCTTCTTTGTATCCCCAAAATGGCACATACGGGAATTTATCGTGCGGCAACGGGCTAGGAATATCAACCACACGATGACAGCCAATAAAATACGCCAACCGCATTACAGCAAAATTAGCGTTAACTACTTCAGCTTTTCCGAGAGATAAAAGGTTTTGATGAATCGGGTTTTTAACATTTAAAACTGCGGATTGATCACCAAAGCGGATCACGGGCTTTCTAACCCATTCTCGATACCAAAGCTCATAAATCATTACGCGATTATTGTTAGTGTCTAGCCACTCATCTTGATTCAAGTGAGATTCACTGAAATCCGAATAGGCACCAAGCAAGCTTTTGTATTGAGATTCATCGTTATCATAATCAACAATAAAAGACTGCCAGTTGTTCTTAGTCATCCGCAAAAGGTCTTTATGATCGGGAAACATCATTTCCGCTTGATCTATCTCATACCACCTCTTTCTTTTGAGCCATCGCGCATCACTTAGGTCTGCATTCTTGCTGTGCCAGTCCCAGTATATTTCGTTGCGATGAACTGTATTGACCCTGTACTTGTATTTAAACGGATCGGTATTGCGGTTTATTTCGACCCAATTCAGGCCCGCTTTAATTTGACCAGCATAGGCGTCTGATACTGCTCTGTTTGCATCAGTTATTCGCGCAGCTTCGTTAAGCTCCACGTTAAGCCCGTCACCTACTTCTGCATGTTCATCATTATCTGCTCTAACAATCCAATCTGTTCGTGTCTTAGCTTCCATGCCGAGCACACCGTCAATAGCTGGACGAATTAAGTTATTAACGTGGTTTGGCTGCCCTCTTTCTGCTTTCGCTGCCGCAACTGCTGGATCAATCTGCTTGTCGTCGTAAAAATTGACGCACTTATCCGCAACACTTCGCCATTCCGGTTGCTTCGATATATCACCAATAATTTCTTTAAGCTTTAAAATGTCCATGCCGGTTTTCGCTTCGTCGTGGATCACATTGTTCTCCAGTCAGTTGACCGACTAAGATCGATCGGCATTGGTTTAGTTGATGCTATTGATAATCCGGTCATAACTAAGTATCTCGTCGCATCCATAATATGATCATTTTGTTTAACAATTTTGCCCTTCTCGTCTCGCCTGTAAATTCTGTATTCTTTTAGCCAATTTTGAAGAGTGGAGAACACCTTTAGCTTGCCGGAAGATAGACGCTGATAAACTTCCAGTATCCCCGCCTCAACCGCGTTGTCTGCCTTCGTTAAATTTAAACCAAGGCTTTCATAAGTATCCATTAAATTCTCGCCGTCTTTTTGACCTGACGCACGACTTGCTGGATCAATCGCGCCTTTAATCCAATCACCTCTACCCTTAATTGATTCTGCATGTATGCTCGGCTCGGCTTGACCCCTGTAATGCTCTGAGTACAAATAAAGAACATCTGAATCACGATCCAGCGCGCCCCAGACCGACGCTGTGCATTTCCATCCAACGTCCATCCCATAAGCCAAAGCCCAGTGTTTGGGTATTTCGAAAGGGTCGCAGATAATATCGCCTTCAAGAATTGGATAGATCGCACCCGCCCCCATGGTTGGGACACCTTTCGATCTAGCTTCTCGCTGGTGTGGCGGTAATGATGCAAGTAATTCATCTTTTTGTTGCTGCGATAAATGAGGAACATCATCCCACCCTGCTGTAATAACCGCTCTACTCATAGCAGATTTGCCGTTTCTAAAAATGAAACAGTAAGTGGGGTCAATCCGTTAATTGGCGTATACGTCATTATCATCAAGCCGTTTGTTGTCATTAACCTAACTAGCGCCTCCGAATAAACATCCTCAGGAACCTCTTCATCAAACCAAATAATATCGGCCTCAAAACCCTGAAAAATTCTTCGGCCTTGATCGTAGGACCGCATCATTATTGTTGACCGCCCAAATTCCCCAGCAATTCTTGCTGACTCAAGCGCTTTAGCTACACCCATTTTTGACTGAGTTGTGATTATTGATTTTTTCGGGATTAAGCCAGAGCCAATATCGTCGTGAGAGCCAAACAGCTTCTCTTGCAAAATATCTCTAGTTGTTGCGGCGGTATCGCCTGCAACCAAAACTCTAACCGGACGAGAAAACCTAAAGCCAGTCCACCAATGCGGATAATCACCAGTCATGTGGTAAACAACTTCGGCTCCACCGGCAACGGTTTTACCGACCCGATTACCGGCCATAAACAATCTTTCTTTGTGTGCCTTCCCCGCCGTGAAAAACTCCAAGTGCTTTGGGTACAATTCTCTTCTGAGATCACCCTTTTCGGGAAATAGCTCTTTTATCGCGTTATATTTCTTCCTCCTTGCCTTTTCCTCCAGCAGTTGGGCCAGAATTACCCTTTGATCACGGCTGAGTGAGTTTTGCGATTGCTGTGTTAAGCTCATCGTCGCTCATTCCCTCAAACTTAATATCGGTTTTATTTTCGGTTTTATCTGTAAGCAATCCATATCTCTTGCCCAGCAACTCCATCATTCCCTTAGCTACCGCCAGCTCTACCTTTTTATGCGTAATTTCGCCAAGTTTGACACCCTCTACAACAGCTGTTTCGACCCTCTCAGCCTCGCCAGTTGCCATGCGTAGTATGGACAAGGAATCTCTTAGCCAGTCCTCTTCACTGTAATTAAGTGCCGCCTGTGCTTCTTCTGCCGCTATCTCTTTAGATGTCTCCACATATTCGTTAACGTTACTATTTGTCACTAGCAACTGGCACGCATGTATTCGCGGAGTCTCACTTGCATAACCAGCATCCAAGTATGCTTTGGTCTGAGTACTGCCCTTGGCTAACGACTGAGCAAACAATAATGGCTGCTCTTTCATGCTCCCAGCTAATTCAATCAGTCGTTCTTTTTTTTCTTCTAAGTTCATAGGTTCCAGATATAAAAAAACCCCAATTAAGGGGTTTGTGGCTTACTTGTATTAAACTAAAAATAATCCCTTCTTTGCTGTACCGAAGGATCGTATTGATAGTTATAACCCCGCTCTACCTCACGCCTTGCGTTTGCGACTCCATTAAGAAAAACCGAGCGATAATAATTTGATTTGTTTGCGTCTTCCCATGTCTCCCCACTCATACCAAGCAGTCTTGATTTAATGCCTGCTATGATCGTTTCGTAATATCGATCATGTATGTCTCTTGAGTACTGCGCAGCGTCATGGCTTGGCTGTAGCGCAACTGTGAGATTGAGAGCGTCTGATATATTGTCTTGGTTGTACACCTCGATAATTGTAGGTGACAATTTTCTGAATGAAGGCTGTCGCATATCATTGTAGCCTTCGGTCATAGTTATAACGCTGCCGCTAGCATCCTTGGTTGCGATTGACTCAATATCGACAATAACTGTATTAGCTGGCGCAACTATTTGATAGCGATTACTTAACGTGTTGAGAGCCATGCCTTCTAACTCTTGCTGCCAATAATACGTCTCTTTGCAAAATTCAATAATTGCATGGCGGGCGTGAAACATTCGTAAATCGAATGATGATAGCGGTATCTCTGCGTGAACCTCGGGAAAAAGAGTCTCTATGTCGATTAGCGGATGCTCAAGATCGATATATTTTACAAGATCAACTGTAAGCGTGAAGTCAGCCGTTAATAGCCCGTCACTCGCCCTTATAATAAGCGAGTAAGATGCAATCTGGTCAAAATCCAGTGGTGCGGCGACCTGAATGGTTGGGCCCACTATAGAAAACGCATTCCCTGTGTTTCCGCTAACGATTGAATACGACAATACCTCAGTGTCTACTCCTGCCAGTACCGCTACTGTAAGACCAATATCTGCGTTATCAAGAATCTCGGCAGATTGATTTTGTACGACCGGTGGCAAATTCTCGTATACATCTAAAACACTTACTTGAACCGGATATGTAACGCTTGCCACATCGTCAGTAGCAACAACGTTTACATTGTAAGCATTGTCGGTCCCATCATCTGAAGGTAGCTCAAAATCTGGCGGCAATTGAAAAACAAGGTTGCCTTGGGCGTCAATAGAAAAAAGAGCACTATCAACACCGGATAGCGTATATGCAACTACACCAATCTCCCCTGTGGCCGAGTAATTTGATACCGCCGTGGCACGCTCTGCTATTTGCGGTGATTGATCTCCAGATACCGCCAGTACAACAACTGAAATAGGGAATGTCTGTATTGCCGTGGAGTTAGGCATTATGCGTTGTCCTCGGTGTAAAAGTGTAAGTGTGTGCTCGTAACTGCGCCAGCGTTAATATTAATAGTGTTTGGACCGGCCGTCATTACTTGGTTGTCTTCAAAAGGCTGCGGAGGTGGCGTGGCTGAATTTGTTATAGCCCAATACGCCAATCCCGCTTCATCGCTCGTAAATGTAACTGCAAATGTTGAGCCCGCCGCTATGTCGACAGTCGGCACAATAATATCAGTAATAGTTGGTGGGGTTGCATCTACCTGTATCTGTACAAGCTGAGCCAATGTAGCTACCGTTTCATTGCCTGCGGCATCTGTAGCAGTGTATGTTACCGAGTACACACCAGCCTGAGAGACGTTTACATTATTTGTTACTACTGGAGTTATTGCCCCGTCGATAGCATCACTGGCTGTAGCAGTTGGAGCAGTAAAGTTATCGCCAACGGTTATAGCTGGTAATGAATCGCCATCTACATAGCCTCCGGTGATCGAGATAACAGGTGCCGTCGTGTCTGGCACGCTTGTATCATTAACTGTTAAGGTCCATGCCTGAGTTGCTGTTTGGCCAGCCGCCTCAGTTGCGATTAAACCGACTTCGTAAATGTTATTACCGTTGGCATCTACAGGAGTGGCAAACGTTCTAGCAACCATGCTAGTAACACCAGTTGAGCTATTAACTGTAAATTGTGCAGAATCAGCACCAGTTAAAGTCCATGTTATCGGCGCTTCTGGTGTACCTGTAATTGACGGAGCTGCTGAAGCGTAGCCAACACCTTCATTTATAGAAACATTACTTATTGCGTCTATTGTAAATTCGTTGGGGTCATCTGTAACAGTTAATACGAAAGGCCAATCAACACCGTTATTTCTAACAGTAGCGTTGTAAGTATTATCTGTTCCATCATCCGCAGGCGCTTCAAAATTCGAGTTGGCGCGAGAAACTGTAACGCTTGTACCGTTATCAGTTAAAGCTAATTGTGCAGCATCGGCACCTACCAACGTTGTCGGCCCAACTGGATTAGTAATCGTGTAAATCTGAGAAAATACTGTATTTTCTGCAATGGTAATTGCCTGATTACCTGAGATACTGGTTACCGGAGTAAAGTCTTCTATGGTCCATGTATAAGTTGGCGAGCGAACACCATTATGAGTGTATTCATATTCACCACCCAATACACCGCTCGCAAAATCAGGAATGGTATCGGCACCAACGGTTGAGCCTGTAGTTGGGCCTGAAGTTACCCTCCAGTGGACTATACCTCCAGTAACTAGAACGTCAGAATAATCATTCTCTATAAGCTCTTTCCACGATTCCGTGTTTGCATAGTTTAAAACAGATCCGTCATAAGTTGTATCAGTGAAAAGCGATGCTGTAGCTGTAGTAATTGTAAACGTATCAGTAATTGTGCCGATCGTAAGAACAACATCAACATCAGTTGAATTGCTTGCTGAAGAAGTGCCGCGAACTGCTACCGTTTGCCCTACCGTTATAGTTCCCGATGCAGATGTAAACGCACCACCATTGATCGAGTATTCGCCACCAACAATACTTATCGGTGCCGCAGCATCAATACCAGCGATAGCGATAGCATTCGATGTAGTAACAGTGCTTAACGCTACGCCAGCCTGATCAGTAAATGTAATTTGATCTGGGTCAGTATCATCAACAGTGCCGACACTGTAACTAATAGCAACTTCAGGACGAGTACCGTCTGTACCTGTACTTTTAGCAAAAAACCGAAAACCACCATCACCATCAAAAAGTGTAGGTGAGAGTATTATCTGGTTGCCAGAGTTTGTAATTAACGATTGAACAGCATCAGAAATATCGAATACAGCAGGGTCAGTGTCAGAGACAGTTGTAATAGGATCTGTTGCAGCATTTTTATCTAGTGCGCCTCTTGCACCTGCCGTTTCCCAGCTTGAGCCTGTGGCAAAACTGTTGTAAGTAGCCTCTGTTAGAACTACAGAACGTAGTGACGCATGTGCAGAAATACCAAATGAACCGAAGCCACCTCCATTGAAAGGCATAGTCAAGGTGGCAAAATCTACAGTTGCGGTTACGGGGATAGCAGCAGCAGCTAAACCAAGTAGATGCAAAATGCCAACGTTGGCCTCTCCTGCCCCATTACCTAAAGCTAAATTAGCATCAGCAAAGTAGTTAGCTCCTGCGTTTTCTTGGCGTATAGATGCTTCTGATAATCCAGCAAATACAGCATCAGGCGCTACAGTATGCTGAACAATTAAGTTGTCTGTTATAACGATAAGTGGCATTAGATATTTAACCCCTGAGCCCTGTAATAAACCAAGCTTTCACGAATATAGTCGTTCAACAAAGACCAGTTATTTGTAATAGTTGCTGTAGCTAATCCTGAAGGTGGAACATAAGCTAGTGGTAAATCTTGCTCGAAGAACGCTTGATAACAAATAGCAGCGTAGAGAAAGTAAGTTACAGGTTCACCGTGCGGTGAATTGTCTTGCCATAAAATTTGACTATCGTTAATAGCTGCAAAAGGTGCGGGGTCAACACCATTTCTTATTGCTCCCAAGAACATGTCAGCCATTATCGGACCGCATGGAACAATTCTAAAGTTCAGCGTTGGATGAGCAGCAACAAGACCATCGTAATAGGACACATACCAAGTGTGGTAGTTTGTCCTGCACTCTTCCCAATAAGCATTTATCTCTGCCGTTGTTAGAGCGTTACTTGCCGCTTCTTGCATGTGCTCATAAACCCATACATCTGAGCTTGGAGAGTTTGCTTCAATGTACGCCATTACTGCACTAGCTTTTGCGACAGTTGTTGCAACGGTTTCTGTCTCGTATACAAAGTTAGCAGGCATGACAACTAAACTGTCAAACGCTGCATCAGTGAAGCTTACACCCTCAATCCATGCGTCTGGAGTATTCGCTGCACCAGTAACTATCTCAGGCGGTATTGTCTGGTTTTCTAGTTGACCAAACTGCCCTGAACTTCTGTAATCTAGGGCTGCCGAATTTGT